CGGTGAAGGTGGTGATCACCAAGATCGACCCCACCGAATACGCCGGGCTGTATCAGGCCAGCGACTGGAAGATCTACATCGACCCCGCCCAGATCGCTAACCATTACATAACGATCAAGGATCGCTTTGAGGTGCCCACGGCCGGCAAGACGGTGGTGGCGAAGGTGATCAACCCGATCACCTACCGGGGCGACAACCCAGTGCTGTTCGCCTGCATCGCGAGGCCGGAGTAATGGCAGCGCTCGGCAGTGCCTTCAGGGAACTGGATCGCTTTCTCAAGCGCGAGGTTGCCAAGACCGCCAATGGTGCGGTGCGCAACGCCGCCCTCACGGTCGTCAACGACCTGCAGACGATCGGCCCCTACTGGGACGGCCTCTTCTACAACGCTTGGGAGGTGCGCGAAGGCACGGTGGACATCCCTGCTGATCAGCAGGGCGAGGAGTGGAAATACGGCGACACCCCTGAAGCCCACCCACGCAAAGGTTCCTTCACGCTGGATGACATCCCCAACCCGCGGGTCACTTACAAGTCGGAACCGTTGACGCTGACCATCGGCAATCGGATGGAGTACCGCGACATCGCCCTGGACCTCAAGCCGGGTCGTATCAAGAAGGAAGGCGGCGGCACCGCCGACCAGGATTGGTACACGACCTATTACGCGGGCGGCGAGATGGATACTCGCGTCAAAGAGTCCCTCCAGCGCCGCATCTCGTTGCCCGATTAGCCATGAGCTTCCAAGCGATCCGCAAGTTCTTCGAGATGCCGATCAAGGTCGGGATCGCCACGGTGGACCCCACCATCAAGGTGCTCACCGACAACGAGCTCTATACCGACGATGACGCCGATACCGACTTCGTGCTGGTGCGGCTGAACTTCGGTGCCACTCAGGAGCCCACCTTCTGCGGGCCGGTGGAGCGGCTGCGCGGATCACTGGTGATTGAGATCTTCACCCGTAAAGGTCAAGGGCCAGGCCGCGGCCAGCGCATCGCCGCCGAGGTAATGAAGGAGCTGAACAAGATGCCCCGCCACCTCAACGACACGGTGGCCGGCACCGTCAGCGGCGGCGTGAACAGCATCACCGGCCCGTCGTTCTCTGCATTGGACGGCCGCCCTCACTTCTTCACCCGACTGAGTTGCTCGATCCAAGCTGCCTACAGTTAGGTCAGCCTGAGCCCCCGCAGGCGACGCCCCCAAAATGTAGTCTCGCCTCCCTTAATTAGGGGCTGGAACAATAGCGATCCAGTGCTCAACCACAGCATTAACTGGAAATGATGGTCTCATCACTTTCAAGCCCGCTGGTGTTCAATTTTGCCTTCAAGACGCCACCGACTTCCCCGCCGGCAAGCTGATTACCGTTCCCGGTAACCACGACTTCCACGTTGGCGACCCCGTGGTGTTCACCACCGAGGGTGCTGCCACCTTGGACCCCAAGCTCACCGCGAGTACCAAGTACTACGTGGTGGATGTCTACAAGACCTCCATCAGTGTGTCGGCCACCAAGGGCGGCACCGCCATCACTCTTGATGGCCTGGGAGGTAACCCTGGTTCCGGTATTGGCAGCCTGGCTGCCGCTACCGCCGGTGCAGGTTATGCCCCTGGCACCTACACCAACGTGCGTCTGGTGCAGGGCACTGCCACCACCGCTCGCGCCACTGTTGTGGTTCCTCCTGGCGGCGCCATCAACGCTGGTGCCATCACCATCACCACCCCCGGCACCGGCTACACCACCACCGCAGGCAGCATCACTCTGACCGGTGGCTCCAATGCTTCCGGCGCAGCTATCGACGCTGCCGCTCCCACCACCGCCTTCGGTGGTACTGCCACTCTCACCACTGCGCGTGAGAACACCACCGGCCACATCAACATCAAGTACAGCGAGTTCGACCTCGTGTGCATGGTGCAGGAATGGTCGATGGACTTCTCCCGTGAGTCGATCGACATCACCACCCTGCCCTGCAAGGTCGGCGGTGACGCTGACAAGTACGCCTCCTTCCGCACCACCATCCCTGGCTATGCCTCGGGTACTGGTTCGATGAGCGTGCTGTTCAGTGGCAACTCCAGCAGCCTGAGCGGTCGTCTGATCGCTAACTCGCTGCTCAAGAGCCAAGCCGGTGCCACGGTGAAGCTGTATGTGAACGCGATCGAAGGTGCTACCTCCGGCGTGATGGACGACACCCTCTCGTCCTACATCGAGGCTCCTGTGTCCCTGGAAGGTTTCTCCATCTCGGTGAACACCAGCGACGCCATCGTGGCCACGATCAACTTCTCGCTGTCTGGCCCTCCGTCCCACCTGTTCAACCTGTCGCTCTCCTGATCAGACTCGGTTGGGAGAACCTTGGCCCCGCACCCGCGGGGCTTTTTTAATGGCGTAGAGCCTATACTTACCTGAGTAACGACATCTGACTGCATGGCGTCTGCCATCCGTGCCATCGACCGTCTGAAGCAAGCCGCCAACTTGGTGCCTGCCCGCAAGGACGTGGAACTGAGCAATGGCACCACCTTCACGTTCTGGTCTCGCCCGCTGACCATGGCTGAGCGCGACAAGGCACAGCGCACCGCCAAGGGCGACGACGCCAACGCTTTCGCCCTTCAGCTGCTGGTGGACAAGGCCCTGGACGAATCCGGCCAGCGCCTGTTCATGCCCGCCGACCTTCCTGAGTTGAAGCACGAAGTCCGCGACGAGGACCTGCAGAAACTGATGCTCGCTGTCCTCACCAGTGAGGAGAACGAAGAACCGATCGAGCCCAAAAGCACTGCAAAAGGAGCTTGAGGGGGATAACTGGATGCTCCTGTCCTTTGCGGTGGCAAAGGAGTTGGGCATCACCCTCACCCGTTTATGGGCGGAGGTGACGCCGGAGGAGCTTCTGGGCTGGTCAGCGTATTTCGCTCACCTAAACGAGCAGCAGGAGAAAGCGATGAAGCGGGCCAGCCGTCGGTAGGCCCGCTTTTTACTGCGCTCCTAAACTGGGCTGACGCAGTTAGGTCGGCACCTTGGCAGGGAACGAAGCGCTGATCAGCGTTGTAGCCAATATCTCCAGAGCTGAGCGCAGCATTGACCTGCTGGTTAAGAAGCTCAACGGGATTCAGAACACCGTCATCAATATCGACGGCACCGCAGCAGTCAAGAAGAGCGGGGATGCCGTCAATGCTGTCAAGAATCGGCTCTCTGAGTTAGGCAAAGAAGCGCGGACTGCCACAGGGCAAGTCACCCGCCTGATCGAAGGTGTCGGCACGCTCGCTGTTGCGGGCAAGGGCATTGGTGGAACTGCCGCGGGGCTTGGTGCGATTGCCACGAAGGCAACCGCTGCCGCCACAGCAGTTCACGCAGCTTCCGACAGCATTAAGCGCGGCTTCGGACTTGGTGGTCTGAAGGACCTGCTGAACAGCGCCGCCGGGCAGTTTGACCACTTCGCAGCTTCTGCACAAGGAGCCGCCGCCAAGATGCAGGCGGTGCACGGCCCAATGCAGGCGGTTGTTGACCTGCTGACAGGTCTTGGCCCCGAGCTAACTGCGGTCGCTGGCGTCATTGCCATGGTGGGCGCTGTCGCCCACGACAAGCTAGGCCGCGAGATGGTGACGGCCAGCGAGGAGGCGTCGCTGGCACTGGCGGGGATCACCGATCAAGTGCAGGCGCTGCTGCGCTCGATGGCGGAGCTGAATCAGTCAGGCGGCACCCTCGCCATGTTCAAGGACCTGCAGAAGTCAGGTCGCAACCGCTTAGAGAACAACACACCCGGTACGCCGGAGTTCAGAAAGGGCGCCAATACCTTTGCGGTCGCTGAGCGCAACATTCAGCAGATCAACCGCGACATCGAGGACGCCATTCGCTTAGCGAATGGTTTGCGGACTGTCTCGGAAGAAATTCGTGCGCTGAACACCTACAACACCACGCAAAACCGCAAGAGTTTCCTTAAGGAGCAGGTCGCTGACGTTCAGGCACTGCAGCAGGCACTGCAGCAGATGGACTTCGGAGGCGGGAACAACCCCTTCGGGTTTGGCCCCGACCAGCAGCAAGAAGCACTGCTGACTCGCTACACCTCCGACATGGAGAAGCTCCAGCAGGTGCTGGGGCAGATGGAAGGGCGGACAAGCAACCCATTCGGCATCACCGCCCAGCAGATCGAGATTGCCGATCACAACACCAAGAAGTGGCAGGCGGACCTTGAGCAGGTCAATGCAGAACTGAACGATCTCGTTCGGCTGCATAACGCCCTGCGGGGCATGGAGAGTCAGGACAAGAATCCGTTCGGCATTGAGTACCAGCAGATCGAAGAGTCGTATCAGCTGCGCACTCAAGAAGAGAACAAGTTCCAAGACTTGCGGCTGGATACTATCCGTCACGCTCTGAATATGGAGCTTGACGCGATTGATGAAGTTCTCAGGGCGCGCACGAAGGCCAATGACGCAGCACTGAAAGACTTTGACAAGCGACTGGCACAACGCACCTCCAGCGGCGGAGCCAAGAAAGGAAAAGGTTTCGACTTTGCAAACGCTGCTGTCTCCGGTGCATTCCCGCTGCTGTTTGGTGCTGGCCCTGGCGCCACGATCGGTGGCGCACTGGGTGGTGGCCTCTCGGGGGTCATCGGTGGTGGCAACCCGATGTTCGGTGTTGTCACCAGCGCCCTCGGTCAGATCGGCGATCAGTTCGCCGCAGCGGCGATGGACATGGGCAAGGCCCTGCGTGACCCCATCACCAACTTCCAGAAGATCAAGGACGCCGGACTGCTGGCCGGCAAGAGCCAGGAGTATTACGTCCAGAAGCTGATTGAAGTCGGCCGGGTCACCGAGGCCGCGGCGGTAGTGCAGGGCGAAATTGCCAAGAAGATTGGCTATCAGGGTGTTAGCGACCTGCAGCAATTA